ACAATGTTCCGTTCAATGCCAAGAATGATCTGAGGGATTCCTTGGAAATGCTGGACACCCTTCACGACTACCTGAGGAGAACCACCAAGTACATCGTGGGTCGTCAGGCGTTCAGAGCCTCAGCACGGTCAGGAAGGGCAGTGACGGAGCTTGAGAAGCCCCTACAGGACCCCAAGGCATCCGAGGAAATCACCTCGCTGTACGAGGAGGTCTTCAATGGCTGATCGTCCCGCACTGAGAGGTCCTGAGCTGCCCCCTGACGTGGCTCGGATAGCAGAGGGAGCTAGGGTAGTACCACCCGAGGTCCACGAGGCCCGTGGCGAGCCTGTACGAAAGCCCGTAGGCCTATCAGAGATCGTAGCAAGGGTCCCTGAAGTCGAAGCTACCAAACCTCTGAACCTGAGAATCCCCCAGTCCCTGCACAAGAGGCTCAAGGTCCTCGCGGGTCTCTCGGGGGTCACGATGACTGAGATCATCATTGAATGCCTGGGGGCCGAGGTTACCCGAAGGCAGGACAGTTACGACCGGGGGGAATGATGCTTCAGGGTGAGTTGTGGGAGGAGTTAGATGTCGATGCCATCTGGGTCCACGTACTCAGGAGCACTCCCTTGGACCTCATGGGGATCAACGCTATCGCTGTCTACGTGATGTTGAAGACCTACACAGACCTCGAGGACGGGACATCCTTTCCTGGTATGGACGAGTTGGCTCAGCGCCTACAGACCTCTAGGGATACCGTGGAGAGGGCGGTGGCCCGTCTGGTCGAGTTGGAAGTGGTGACCAAGGAGAAGGACCCCCGTCACAAGCGGAGGAACCGCTACAGGTTCGTGGAGCACCTTCCCTTGGTGCGGAAGAGCGACAGAGTGCCGGCAGGGACCGCCTCGGTGAACTACGTGCCTCTGGAACTCCAGCAGATGCTCAAGCAGTTGTCGTCCTTCGCGAAGACCGGGGACAACCCTGGGCCTCAGATCGTGATCAACCTAACGCTGCAGATCGGAGATAACAACACCCAGAATGTTCAGAACATTGTGATGGACGGTTCCGAAAAGTCGAAGGAAGCAATAGCCGAAATGAGGCGAAAACTCACGTTGTCCACAGCCCGTTCCTAAAGTCTTCTAAAGACTTAAAAGTCTCTTCTTATTAGTACCGCACCCGAGCGGTATGTTTGGGGTTTTATACCGCACCCCAGCGGTACTTACGATCCTTACATACCGCACCCCAGCGGTGTATTTGAGTTATCCACAGGCTCCGAGTCAAACTTAAAAACCTACATGAAAACCCTAATCGCCACGCTATTCGTAGTCACACTATCTGGCTGTGTTACGGCTCCTCACATCGACTATACGAACGCGGACAAGCAATGCTCCCGAGCGTGTGCCTCGGAATACTCGGAGTGTCAGACAGGATTCAAACTGTTCCCCCTAGCTGCCCAGGCGGGATGCAATGAATCCCTGAAGGTCTGTGTGGCCACCTGTGGAGCAACCGTAGTATCAAACTGAAACAAAAAAACCCCCAAGGAATCCGTAAAGGAAACCGAGGGGGTTTTTTGTTTACTTCGCTACACCTTGTTCAGCCTTCACGACTGCCAAGACTGCAGCCGCAGCCGTGCCGATGGACGTTACTGCAGTGCCCACATCGCCGTGGAGGCCGAGGGTGGGAGCGACGATTTGTGCAAGGACCGCGAGACCGGCCCAGGTCGACGGCTCTTTGAAACGATCAAGAGAAATCATGGTGTTACCTTTAATGTAGGACGAGCTTCAGGATGGTTTCCTTGAGGCCCAGGGTGCTCAGTGCGAACACGATGCCACCCCCATAGAGGGCGTATTTGATTTGAAGGAGTGTCTTCTCGATAGCCTCTAGGCTTTTCCCGAAGACCGCTTGGGACTCACGCAAGGTTGAGATGTCCTTGTCAGTAGCTTCCGCTCTGAACTCCAGACGCGAGAGCCTGTTGTCGATGTCTGTCATGCTGCTCTCTGTTGTTGGGTAAAGTCTGCGCCAAGTAGGAACTCAGCCATCTCCCCGCTTCTTCGTTTTGTTAGACCGGCCATCACCTTGCCAGCCGCCAGGTTCCACTTAAGGAATTCCTTGGCTGCACCTTCGATGTCCCCAGCGTTCAGCTTCTTGAGCAACGTGCTGTGATCAAAGTTACCTCGTCCCACGTTGTACGTGAATGAGATGAGTGCAGCCTTCTCGTCGTCCGTCAGGTGAATCTTGACCTCTGAGTCGATGAATAGGCCGAGGGCACCCACACGAGTCAGTAGGTCAGCGCCAGCCTGGGCCTGGGTCCATACGGTTCCCTTGGTGATCCCAGGGCCTGTAGCCCCGTAGCCAATAGTCCAAGGTGCCCCACCAGTCGCAGGGTCAGGGTAAGCCGTAAGCTTGCACCCTTCGAAGGACTGGATGAGCTTGGTAGCTTCTGTTTGCCAAGTCATTGTTTGTCCTTAGTCTGGAATGATTGCTTTGTCGCCCACAAGGGGATCAAGGGACTTCTGGCAGTGATCCTTCTGGATGTAGTTCAGGAGCTTGCAGAGGACACAGCCCCAACGTTTCCCTTCGTTCATCGCCTTGTCAGCACGACTCGAGATGGTCTCCCTAGGATCACCAAGGAGGATTGCGTTGGTCAGTTCGTCCAAGGCAACCAAGAGGTTCCATAGGTACTTCTTCATGGGGTATCCAAGGGAAACTTAGGGATAAGCCCCGGGAGGTCAGAGGCCGTTGGGAACGCCTTGGTCCCTGCTTGAACCTGGGCTAGGTACGCATAGCAAGCAGCCCAGACATCAGAACGCCATGAACGGAACGCTTGGCCTTCAGACTGGAACTTAGGAACCGCAGGCTCATCGGCGTAGGTCACAGCAGTGGTTACACTGTCGTAGCCGTAGCCTTGGGCCTTGGTATCCATGAGACCTTGGACTGTGGAGACTAGGGAAGCCTGAAGGACTGCAGGGGAGACCTGAGGGACCGTTGCGGTGTTTCCTTGGGCTACCCATTGCAGGTAGAGGCCCCAATCGGTGTTCTGAGGGTCCTGGGGGATATAGGCCCCATCGGAGTCCCGAACTACACCGCCGAGCGGGTTTACTGTGTACAACATTGATTAAAGCTCCGCAGAGGCCGTCCAGTTAGCGTTAAACTGCCCTCCACCTGTAGCGGTAATGTTCGAGGAAAACAAACAAGACGTTGTGGCAGGCTGAGAGGCAATCGTCGTACTGGTGTTGCTGTTAAAGGCGGCGACCGCAGTCATGGTCGGCACAGCCCGCTTCGTTGCAGCCCAAGATACCGGGCACCCGATAGGTTGCCCTGCTGCGTTGTACCCAAGGGTAGATAAGAACCCAACCTCGTAATACCGCTGGCACAGTGCGAGTTCCTGACCATACGGACGACGCTCGAAGGGGGTTGCTACGGAACCAGCTTCCAACTGCACGAGGCCCACGGTTCCCCCAGTGAACCTCAAGGTAACGTTGGCGTTCGCCGTAAGGGTTGCTTGGGCACCCTTGGCAATGCTAGAACCCCCGAGGGTTGCTGTGGCGGTCCCAGTCCAGTTGAGAGTGAAGGTTCCACCCTCGATGTTGTTACCCTCGATGACCTGTTCCATACCACCAGCAGGGGCCGTTACGAGGTTCCCATTTCCTGAGGCTGCGAACGTAATGTTCTGACCACTCGTGACTACGCGCCAACGATCGAAGGCGTACTGGTTAGCGATAGTCGTGTTCGTACCACTGACGTAACCCCGTTGGTTAATCTGGAAGTTGCCATTGATTACCTTGTTACGCCCAGCAAGGGATGCTGTGAAGTTCTGAGCTACGAGAGCCGAAGCAGCCGAAGCTGCAGCACTGGTGGCCGAATTACCTTCCGAGTTCGCCGCATTGGTTGCACTAGTTGCCGCAGCGTTCTTCGAAGTGTTCGCATTGGTTTCCGAAGTGGCAGCGTTGGAGGCCGAGGTTGCCGCTGCGTTCTTCGAAGAGGTGGCCGAGGTTGCCGAGGTACCGGCATTAGTCTCGCTGGTAGCGGCTGCATTCTTACTTGCAAGGGCTGCAGATGCCGAAGCCGTAGCGGAACTAGCGGAACCCGCAGCAGCCGTTTGGGAACTCGAGGCAGCACTGGCGCTGGCGGCAGCGTTTGTTTCGGAGACCGAGGCTTGGCCTGAAGCGGTACCAGACGAGGTAGCACTAGCAGCAGACGCAGTTGCCGAAGAGGCAGCAGCAGTCGCAGAGGCAGCCGTGGACGCAATAGCAGCATTAGCCGCATCCAGAGCGGTATTAGCACCCGCGAGGGTATCGTTGGCCTGTTGGGCCAGTGCAGAGACGTTAGCTTCCGCAGTAGCAGCATTGGAAGCCGAGGCAGTCGCCGAGATAGCAGCAGCAGTAGCCTGTTGGGCTTGGGTGGACGTAAGGTTCAACTGGACCGTAAGGGCGTCAATCAACTGATCCGTGGTGTTGTTCTCAGGGAACGTGGATTCCCCGTTGAAGAAACTGGTGGTCATTAATACTCCGTATCGTAGGCAGGCTCAATCGCTTGGGCACTCTGGTCCATGTCTGTCATGCGACCCTGTTCTTCGACCTCGTTGTAGAGAATCTCGTAGCGACCTTCGAAGCCCGTCACTCGATCATCGACAAAATAGTCACTGGCAAAGACGAGCGTGCAGTAGATCAAGAGGTCAGAAAGGACCGTGGTGAAGAGATTGGTGTCGGTGTCATTGACCAGTTCAGGCTGCGAGCCGTAATAGATCATGTAGACCGAGGTATCCAAGGGAACCGCAGGCTTTACCAGGAAGGACGCAGCGACTCGGCAGTAATACTGTGGGCAACCTAGGCCCTTAGGGAGCCTCAGGAAGTGAGCGAGGTCCTTATTGACGAGGAGAGTCGAGCCTGAGTACAGATGCTTGAGCGAAAGGAAATCCTGAGGTATTACAATCTCGTCTTCAGATGCGAGAGCGTTCCCTGTGGATACACTGATCTTCTCTTGGCCCGGCGTACGCAGAGTACGTTCAATGCGCCCTTGGGCCATTCCTATAAAGTCATTGATGAGATCATCGGTCGCATCATTCCGATTCAGGAGGCCCTTGACCTTATCCCTGACTTGTTGTCGATTCATTACGTTGTTTCCTAATCTGAGCTATCGCAGCCCCGATCAGAGCGAATTCCTCAGGGGTGTAGCGGTCGCCGCGTGTGAAGTTACAGGTCCCACAGCAAGGGACCACATTGGACTGAAGGTGGCCGAGGGAGTTATCTAAGCGGTCTAAGCCCCGGGGTTCCTCTGAGGAGCCACAGTAGGTGCAAGGAGACTCGACCGTGGTACGCACGAACTCGAGTGTGAGGTCATTACCGAATCCTTTCTTCTTGTCCGTGGATAAGTAGTGGAGATACTTCGCTTGGGAGGTAAACTGGAAGTCTTTCGACCTCTTCTGGTACCTGCTGCTCTCGTGCTTCTTACCCTTGTCGGTGGACTTCCACTTATTCGAAGTGAGGGAGTAACACGGTTTGCAAGACCCTTTGAGACCGTCGAGATTCTTTGGGGCGGCGAAGAAGTACTCAGTAGTGGCTGGCTTAGATTCCCTGCATTTAATGCAAGTCTTCAAAGGGCCTTCTCGGTCGCAAGGAAATACTCAAGGCCGTCAGCCTTAAGCTTGGCGACGATTTGCTTCACAGTCATTTCGTAGAACGGGAAGCCTTGGGAAATCCATGCTTCCACAAGGGACGTAGGGATAGAAGCCACGCGCATCATCTCGCCTTCCCGGACAGAACCGGAGGCGTTGCGCTCTTGCTTGAGGCGTTCCATGAAGCCATCAGGAATCTGCTGCACGCGCTCGATAATGTGGCCGTCAGTGTTCTCACTGATGTTGTAGGATTGGTTGATTAAATGCGTCATAGGTGTAAAAGGCCCCGAGTCGCGGAGAGTAAGCACGACTAAGGGCAGAAAGGAGATGAGGTCCCTAAGGACCCCAAGGGTGATGCAGAGGATGAGACAGAGGTAACCGGCAGCCTCCCACCGGTTGTCCCTAGGTTCCTTACGGAAGCGTCGGGTTTGCGCCGGTAAGGCCGATGATCGCTGCCGAGGCACCATAGTTGACGTGCTTCAGGCCGAACTCACCAACGATCTGCTCGCGGTGTCCGTCGCCCGTAACAGCCAGCGGGTTGCGGAACCATGCACGGAGCGTGCTGATCTTCCAGTTCGACGGATCGAACAGAAGCGCCGAGTCAGCCTTCATGAAGCGGTTGATGACAACCTTCTGTTCACCAAACGGCGACACGTACAGGTCCACCACGTTGACGATGGCCTTCTCAGCACCGAAGTCACGCAGGCGGCCAGCAGCAGCCGAGAAGCCAGCCACGATGAGCGAGTCAGCAGGCTTGATCATGAAGAACTTCGCTTCACCACCGTTCTCGTACAGCTTCTGGTTAGCCGACAACAGGTCACCTTCGACCAGGGCGGTCGGGGTAGCCGTGTGGTCAATCGTGGTCGCAGCGGCGATCAGCTTGTTCGAGCCAGCATCAGCGCCCCAGACGTTACCAAACTTACGGGCCGTGGTTTCGTTACCAACAGCAGCCGTCTGAGCGATACCAACGAAGTGGTACTCGAGTTCACGCTTGGCTTCTGCGGACTTCTTCGAGAGTTGGTATGCCGTTTCCTTGGCGCGACCATAGGTGCTCACCGCGTCAGCCGTGTTCGACACCTTCACAGTCTTCTGGAAGATTTGCGTGTAGTTGCTACGCATGTTGGTGGCGTTCAGCGTGCTGTCTACAGCGTCTGCACCTTCAACAGCAGCGTTCGTGGCAACTTGTGCCAGCGAGTCTTCCTGCCATTGGTACAGCGTGTTCTTCACCGTATCGCCCTTGACGAGCGTGCTGAACGGCGTGAGGGTCGGGCTGATGTTGCTGATGACATCGCTGATGTCTTCCTTCTTGCCAACCTGATCGTACGTCTTGAATGCGGTATTGCTCATGGTATTTCAGTTCCTAAATGGAGAGAGGGTTTATTCCTGTGCCCAACGGGACAAGAAAGCATCTGCAGCGTCATCGGTAGTGCCCGATTGTTTGAGACGTTGCATGGCCTTGGTCGTCTTATCGATCTTGGTGTCATTCGCGCTGACAGCCTTGGTAGACTTGAGGACCTTCTTAGGCGTGTTGTTGACCTTCTTGGTCACTACACTCTTCGCCTTGTCGAACTGCATCGCCTTGTGAATGAACTGGATGGCGGTGGGGTTCGTGAGACCATTGACGATGGCTTCGTCCATACCTGCATTGATAGCGTAGGTACGAACATCGTCGTAGAGCTTCTGGTTCCAGCCGGGTACTGTTTCTGTCAAGACCTTGACTGCATTTGCAGCTTCAGCCTTGATTGCTTGTTGACGTTGTTCACCAGTGTTCTTGACGAACGTATCAACTTCCTGGGTGATGAAACGAAAGTCTTCCCAGGCAGCTTGGGCTTCCGAACGGAGGGCAGCGAACTGCTCGGTATCCAGTTGCTTGCTTGCGACCAGCATGTCGATCTTCGAGTAAGGCTCCCAACGGGCAGCACTCTTCTGGTAGATACGATCAAGCTGTGCAGCAGCCTTCTGGTTAGCGGCTTCCACTTCCTTGCGCTGGGTTGCAACCTGCTGAGACTTCTTCGTCAGTGCCGCTTCTTGACCATAGAGACGCTTCAGGTCCTTTACGGATACCTCGAGTTCCTCGTCATCGACCTTGATCTTGACCTTGGCTTCGTCATCGAGAGTCTTGCCTTTCTTTACAGGCTCTTTCTCGGTGTCTTCACCTTCGTCATTCTCGTCAGCCTCTTCAGATTCCTCATCTTGAGGGTCCTCATCGGATTCTTCTGCTTCTTTAGGCTCATCTTCGGCCTCGTGCTCGGTCGGTTCATCGTCCTCTTGAGCTACGTCTTCGTCCTCAGGGCTTTCGGATGCCTTTCCAGGGTCCTCATCACTCCATCGAGACAGAAATTGTTCTGCTGCGTCCTCTTCGGTAAGGCTAAGGGCAGCGTTTTGTTCAGCGTTGACGCCCGTTTGGGTGGTCATAATGTTTGATTACTCTTCGTTTGGGGTAAGAAGCTGAGTCTTGGCGTAGACCCAACTTTGGAGTTCTGCGGTGATATCCTTGAGCGCACGAAGCTGAAAGAAGGCTGTTTCGCGCTTCCCTGTGGCTTCCAACTTGCTCTCAGTGATGTCCGCAAGGTATTGGTTGTATAGCTCGTTGATGGCGACTGCGAAGGCCTCTGTTTCCAGGAGCACTTCAGCAGCCAGTCCACGTTTGAGCGTGAGTTCTTCGCTCATGTAGGTATTTAGGTCTTAAGGACCGCTTGGGTTTGAGGCGGATACAGTTCAAGTTCCTTCTTGGTCAACTCAAGTTCCTGAGTATCCAAGGCCACCTTGGCGGTAGCAGCGAACTCTTCGATGTCCAGCTTGCGACTCTTGATCATCTGTTCCATCTTCTCTTGCATCTGCTCAAGGGCCATACGCATCTGCTCAATCTGAGCGTGATCCGATACCTTCTGAGCCGAGGTCTGAGCAAGGTTCTCTTGGACAGCGATCTGACGTTCCTCGAGTTCCATCTGCTTGGCCTTCATCGGGTCAGGCTGGACAGGCGGGAGGGTCTTAGGATCGGTGATGAACTGTGCGAACTGCTTGATGCCAGTCTTATCGAGGGCCGTAGCCATCAGG